GATGACACAGTTATTGAGTCGGAAGACTGGGAAGATGACTTTGGCGGTTTGCTAGCTTCTATTACAGAATTTGCTGAGGCAGATGTAACTCCAGGTGTTTACACAGAAGAAGAGCGTTCAGAAGCAGCTTCTTCACAGGTACGAGACAAACTTGGTCGCTTTGCTGTTATGGGAGAGCGTGTTGTCATTGGTGGGGACTACAACTACCAAGGAAACATCACAGCCTTAAACCCAGAGACTCAAGAAGTGAGTGTTGAGCTAGATAACGGAAACACTGTTACTGTTCCTAGCAACACAATTCAAGAAGTCAGCACTTTTGAGCCAGTATCAACTGCAAACTTCCCTGCCAATAACCTAGATTTCACAGGCATCCTCGGAGAGCCTCGTGTACCGATTGACCAGCCAACAGCGCAGTTGCCTGGTCGCCTTCCTCCTCTAACTGCTCCTAGTGTCAACCTTTTGATTAATGACTGGGGCTCTTGGGTTGCAGAACAGCGTCTCGCCCCTGAATACAGCGGGGACCCAGTTCCACCTATGCAGTACAAAACTGCTCCAGATGTAAACACTGCTCTTGGTCGCTATTACGAAGGAAGCAAGAACCCAGACGGAACAACTAAGCAAGAGTGGAACCCTGCAACTGCTCCCAACCTTATGGACCTAAGTCCATTCCTACGCGACTGGTACAAGAACGCTGGAACAAAAACCGCTGGTGACCTTGCTCGGGAAAGATTTACTGGTTGGCATCCATACAACCCTAAGTTCGAGAAAAAAGATAATAAAAATAGTAGATATGAAGGTGTAGTTGCTGCTGGTACTGGCGATACAGACCTGACACCAGAAACAGCAGACGTTGCTCCTCTCTACATGGCAATTGTTGCCGAGGATGACCCACAAGCTGTGATGGAACTTGTTTGCTTAATCCCAGCAAGCAAGAAGACTCGTACCCCTGCTACTTTCGTTCGTCGCAACAAAAAGTGGGAGCGCAACGACCAAATTGCTCGTGACCTAAACAGCCCAACCCCCCCTCCAGTCGTTCTTCTTGATGCTGAAACTCTTTCAATCGTCACAGAACAGATTGACGGAAATGTTTCAGTAACTGCCTCTCTTCGAGTACCTAGCCACTTTGCTCTGTCTAACAATGCAATCATCGCTTCAGTACAAGCTGCTGGTGGTTTAGACCGAAACCGAGGCAATGCCGAAAAACTTCGCCGTTACTGGACAATCGGTAAGGGTGGCCTCAAGATTCGTTGGAACACCCCAGGTGACTGGACTCGTTGCTACAAGCAGTTAGCTAAGTACATGGGCCCACGAGCAAAGGGTTACTGCGCTCTTCGCCACAAGGAAATGACTGGCGTATGGCCTGGTTCCAAGTTCAATGTTGGTAAGAAGAGAAAGGGTATTCGTGGTTCAGCTGATATCGAAACTCTTAAGCCAGAAGAAAAAGTTATTGGGGAGTTGACACTTCGAGCTCGCGCTTACTCAGCTAAGTCTCGCCTCTTGGGAAGAGAATCTGCCAAGCCAACAGAGCATGGCTCCAAGTTCATTATTCCTTTGGTAATCCCAGAGGGACTTGAGTCTGGAGACGGTCGAATTTTTGAGAAGGGCGCAATTAGTATGCGCGAACTTCCTATTCCACTGCTCTGGCAAATTAAGACAGGTCAAGGTCACGACGGCTCAGTTGTGGTCGGTCAAATCACCCACATGGAGCGCACAGACCAAGGAATTGGCAACGCCTATGGCGTTTTCGACCAAGGAGATTTCGGTAAAGAAGCCGAAAGACTGGTTCGCAACGGTTTTATCCGTGGCGTATCAGCCGATATGGACCAGTTCGTTGCTGAGGAGCCAGAGATGGCTGCCGACGACGATTCTGGAGACTCGAAGAAAATCGAGTCAGGTAGAATAAATATCACGAGCGCACGGGTCATGGCTGTAACCATCGTCCCGAAACCTGCGTTTCAAGAGTGCTTTATTCAGTTAGTAGAAGACACAAAAGCTCAGGAGGGCGAAGTGCTACCAGACGGCGTATATGTGGAGGGAGTTGACCCGCTAGACGCTTCGGCGCTTGTTGCCTGCGGAATGGTTGCTGGTGCTATCCCTGTTGAGCCACCAAAGGAATGGTTCGACAACCCCAAACTTACAAAAGCGACACCACTCACAATCACAGACGAGGGTCGCGTATTCGGTCACATTGCTGCTTGGCATGTAGACCACATCGGAATGGCTTTTGGGACTCGTCCCCCACGCAGCCGCTCTAAGTATTCATATTTCCACACTGGTGTAATCCGAACCGCTGACGGTGAAGATGTCCCAGTTGGTCAACTCACTTTGGCTGGCGGTCACGCTGGTTTAGAAGCTTCTGCAGAGGAAGCAGTTCGTCACTACGACGACACTGCATCAGCTTTCGCAGATGTGCACGCAGGAGAGGATGCTTACGGAATCTGGGTTTCAGGCGCACTACGCCCTGGCACAACCCCCGAGCAAATCCGCGCTGCCCGTGCCTCAGCACCATCGGGAGACTGGCGTCCAATCAAGGGTCACCTTGAGCTTGTTGCAGTATGCCAAGTAAACGTTCCAGGCTTCCCGATTGCTCGTGCTCGTGTTGCATCAGGTCAAGTTATGGCTCTTGTTGCTGCTGGTGCCAATGTTTTGGCTCAAATGAAGCACGACCCTCTTGCAGAAATTAACAAAAAAATTGACCGTCTACAGAAGCCACTTGTTGCAAGTAAGCACGCAGAGCTTGCTGCCAAGGTCAAGAAAGTTAAGGAAGAAGACAAGGCAGACGAAAACGGTTGGGAATACATGATTCAGATGCTGGATGACAATCCAGAATCCGAAATGGCTGTCATCTCTCGTCGTCTTCGTATGCGTCTTGCCAAGGAAGGTAAGGCTCTTGACGACGGCTCTTTCCCAATTCGAAACTCTGACGACCTAAAGAATGCAATCCAAGCTTATGGTCGCTCTAAGCCCGGCGCTCGCGGCAAGGTTCGCAAGCACATTATGCGTCGTGCTCGTGCCCTCCGCCGAGTAGACCTCATCCCAGAGAAGTGGAAGAGCGCATCAATGGAGGACTTTGGCGAGTTCATTTCAGACGGTGCCGAAGCCACAATCCAAGAGCGTGCTCTTGCTGCATCCGCAGTGACTGAGTTCAAGCAATTCACTGAGGAAGAGCGCAAGATTTTGGCGAAGAAGGGCCAAGCCCTTCCTGATGGTTCATATCCCATCCGCAACGAGTCAGACCTAAAGAACGCAATTTCGGCTTATGGTCGCTCCAACCCAGAAGACCGCGCAAAGGTTCGCACTCACATTCGCAAGCGTGCCCGTGCCCTAGGCAAGGAAGAGCTTGTTCCAGAAAACTGGAAAGCGGCTTCCACAATTGACTCGATGGTAGATGACCTTCGCCTTCGTGCTGAATTGTCTGCCCAGTCAGCAAATTTAGGAGCACTTTTTGAAAATGGTTCTGTAACCGCTTCAGCGACTTTTGCAGATGTCGATGACCTCACCGAAGAGGAAATCGAAGCTCTAAAAGTAGAAAGAATGAACCGCGCAAAAAAAGATGAGACCCGAGGCAAGTACACCCCCCAGACCCAACCTCGGGATGCTGCAGGAAAGTTCCGTAAGGTACTGGCTCGTTTGAAGTCAGACCTAGGAGTGGCTGGTCTGGACCGAGTAATCGAAAAAGTAGAAGAGGTCGAAAACCTCGATAACGCTGGAGATTACGGCAATGCAGCTAAAGCAGCGGGCGATTTGATTGGAATTATCGACCGATTGGACGCAAAAGCGCTAAATCCTGAATCTTTAGAGAACGTCCGAGCCAGCTCAGCAGAGCTTGGAAAGGTCATTGCCAACCTGCCTTTTGCCTTCGGTGAGCAGGCAGAAAAGATTCGTTTCTCCGATGTTCCCCCTGCCCTGAAAAAGCTCATGGAAGATATGATTAAAAGGGTTGAGGACAAAATCGGAAAAGAAGATGCCGATGAGGCCACAGCCGATTTGAAGAAGTTCATGTCTGGTGGCGATTACTACAACCAATCTGAGATTTCTTCCCAGATGGCGAAGCTCCTCAGGCTTCTGACCTAAGAACCAGAAAGAGCATCAAAATCGTACAATCACCCTTCCGGGGATTATGTAACATTCTATCTAGGTGGAGTGCCTCCACGCACCATGCGTATCGGAGTCCCTCGGCCTCGACTCATCAGCGAAAGAACATAGAACATTCGTGTTCTTACCTAACTGCCCTAAGGAGGGACAGTGGACCGTATTAAGGAGATGATGGACCAGTTGTCTCAGCTTGACGACGCACAAGTTGCCGAGCTTCAGACAGCTATCATCAGCGAATTTGAATCGGTCGAGAAGGAAGACCCCTCTCCTGAAACAGTTGATGCTATGACGTCGCTTGCCGACATGCTTGACTCCGTTCGTTCGGAACTCAAGCAGCGCGAAGCCGCAGTCGAGGAGCTCGCCCAGCGGGCCGCTGAGGCCGCGTCTCGTGTTTATGGGCAAGATGGCGAAAAGTCAGATGAATCTTCAGAGGGCATGGAGTCCGATGAGGAAAAGAAGCCAATGGCTGAAGAAGCCCCAGAATCCGAAGCCGCTATGGCAAAGGACGATGAGGAAATGAAGCCTGAGGCAGAAGCTCCTGCAACTCCAATGGCAGAGGACAAGGAAGAGGCTCCCGCCGATTCTGAGGCCCCAGCCGAGCCCGCACCCGATGCCGAAGCCCCTAAAGCCGAGGACGAAGAGGAGAAGAAGAAAATGTCTGAAGCGTCTGCTGAAGTGGAGAAATCCGCTGAACTCTCGACTGAGACTGACACCGTTTCTGAGGCTTCCGCCGAAGATACGCCAACCGAGGCACAAGTTGCCGAGGAAGCAATCACCGCTTCTGTTGAAGACGACCCTGAGGACGAGGCTGTTGAAGCCGAAGCTTCTGTGGACGACGATGCAGTAGCAGAAGCTTCTGTAGAAAAAGAGGCCACAGCTGAGGCTTCTTCCGAGGAGGACGAGGCTGCTGAAGCTTCCGACTCTGAAGAGGATGCTGCTGCTGAAGTTTCTGAAGATGCAGAGGCTGCAATTAAAGAAACATCAACTGAGCAACCCGCTCAAGAAACCATGGAGGCACCCGTGACCGCCGCTGCAAACGCAGATAACCTCGACATCGAGGTCCCGGAGGACCGCCGTCTGGAAGTCAAGGAGTCAGCCGCGCCCGTGGCTATCACGGCAGGTGCTGATATCCCTGGTTACACAGCAGGCAGCCCTCTAGAAGACATGAACGCCGTAGCTGAGGCTATGGCAAAGCGCATTCACGCGCTACGTCGTGTGAATGGTGGAGATGGTGAACAGCACATTGTTGCTTCAGTCACCACTTCATTCCCAGAGGAGCGAACCCTCACCCAAGATGCACAGAGCAACTGGGAGAAGATTCAGAACCTTGTTTCACCTGCAGCCATTACCGCTGCTGGTGGACACGTTGCTCCTTTCGAAGCACGTTACGACATCTTCGGATTCGGAACAACAGCTCGTCCAGTTCGTGACGCGCTGCCCCGTTTCCAAGCTGACCGTGGCGGTATCCGCTTCGTAACACCCCCAGTCCTTTCAGACTACGCCGACGCTGTTGGTGTTTGGACAGCTGCTAACGATGCAGCTGAGACACCAAGCCCAGCTTCGAAGACAAGCCTGACAGTGGCTGCTGCAGCGGAGAACACCGTCGCTACCGACGCTGTGACTCTCCAAATGCAGTTCGGTAACCTTGCAACCCGTGCATACCCAGAACTAATCGCTCGCCACAACGAGCTTGGTCTGATTCAGCACGCTCGTGAGGCCGAGCAGTACCTACTCAGCAAGATTGCAGCTGGTTCGACAGCCGTGACCACCACAAGCCTTATCGGCTTCGGTCGCGACATGCTCGTTCAGGTTGGTCGCGCTGCTGCTGCGTACCGCTCCCGTCACCGCCTTGAGGCAGACGCACCACTTCGCATGATTCTCCCAGCTTGGGTGAAGGATGCAATGGCTGCTGACCTTGCTCTCGCAATGCCTGGTGACAACACACTCAATGCATACGCTGAAATTGATGGCTACCTCGCTTCACGCGGTGTAGTTGCCAGCTACAGCCTTGACCAAAACGTCTACGGTGCACAGAGCACTGGCGCACTCAACGAGTTCGCAGATTCCTTCACTTGGTATCTGTTCGCTGAGGGCACCTTCCTCTTCCTAGACGGTGGCACTCTGGACCTCGGTATCATCCGTGACTCCAGCCTTGTTGGTACCAACGACTACAAGATGTTCGTTGAGACCTTCGAGGGTGTTGCCAAGGTCGGCGTTGAGGGCCTCGCAATCACCTCGACCATCTCGGTCAACGGTGTTGCAGCCGCACTGCGTGACACCACTGGTGGCGCAACCGCAGCCGCTATCGAGTACTAAGCCGATAGTCAACAAGTAGTCACAACGGGCGACGCTCAGAGAAGCTAAGGAGATATTGGAAATGGCAACATTCAAAGGAGTTTATCCAGCGAACGAGTTAGTTCCAGCACCCTGCGGCATCCTGAGCGTCGCTCGTGTGATGAAACACACTGGACGGGAATATGACGAGAGGTGGATTCGTCACCTATCACAGGAGACAAACTCTCTTCCGTCATACATTCGTCTACTAACTGTCAACGATGAAGTAGTTACAAACGGAACACTCTCAGATAATCAGGGCGACCAGACTTATCTTGAGTACACTCCCTTCTACGTTGACGCAGAGCTTTTTGATTCAACTTTCAGTCTTCCTGGTGAAGACCGATTTGCTCAAGTGGTTGCCGCGCTAGAGGCAGCCACACAAAAGGCAGTTGAACGAGAATTTTGGGAAGGGCTAGCCGCTCAAGCTCCTGACCCAGATACATCCAACATGTATCTGCGTAAGGCGTCCACCGTGACTGTCCCTGTTTCTGGTGCTAAAAAGCCAGAGAACGCCCTGATGATTCTAGAACAAGCAATCTCCGAATCACCTACAGGTGAGAAGGGGGTCATTCACATGACACGAGACGTAGCCTCAATTCTTGGCTCTCGTCTTGTGTATAAGAAGGGTGACGACGAAAGTTTTGGTCGAGCAATGACTCGTCTAGGAACAGATGTTGTTATTGGTTCTGGATACACAGGCAACGGCCCTATTGGAGACACGAACGCAGCTGCATCAGCCACTAACAAGTGGATGTATGCAACAGGTCAAGTAGATGTGCACCTCGGCAAAGTCGAGATTGTAAACGAGAACTTGGCACAAGGCGCAGATGTTACAATAAACAACATGAGGATTAAAGCATTCCGCCCCGCTGCGGTTTATGCAGACCCCTCGATGCATTTCGCAATGCGAGTGACACTTCCTAGCGACTAAGCCCCACTACCAAAACTAAGGAGCACACTGGAATGGCTACACAAGACTATGCGGCTAGCGTCCAAGGTGTGGCGATTCGAGTCACTCGACTGGACGCCGCTGGTAACCTGCTCAACGGACCAGGCGACAGCTACACCACCTCGGCGTTTCTACGCGCATCATTCACCCCTGAATATGAAGAGGGTGACGAAATTGTTGAGAAGTCAGCTGACGGCACCATTTGCGTGTCTTACAAAGCACCTGACACCCTCAAGCGAATTACCATGGAGGTCGCGATTTGCGAGCCTGACCCTGAGCTAACTGCTCTTATGTCAGGTGGCTTGCTACTTCGCAAGAACTTCGGTTCATTCGCTTCCCCAGACAACAAGAGCATTGGTTGGGCTGCACCTAACGTAGGTGACGACCCTTCAGGCAATGGAGTCTCTATCGAAGTTTGGTCCTTCGCCGTAAAGGATGGCAAGCGCGATACTTCACTCCCATATTTCTACTGGGTTTTCCCATACGCCAAGCTACGTCAGAGCGGTGACCGTGTTATTGAAAACGGTCTGCTTGCGAACACCTTCGAAGGCTATGGCCTTGGAAACGTTCAGTTCGCTTCTGGCCTTGACGGTCGCTGGGAGTACCCAATTGCAACAGAGCGTCCTTACAGCTACGCCCGTGGTACATGGGCTCCTGAGGGGCTCAAGGGCTTCTACCGCTGGTTCGATGTTGCTAGCAACACTGTGACCAACAAGAGCCTTACCTCTAACGTTGCAACAGTTACTACAGGTACAGCACATGGATTCGAGGTGGGTCAGAGCGTGACAATCGCTGGCGTTGACGCAACATTCAACGGAACCTACACAATCACGGCAGTACCAAGCACAACTTCATTCCGCTTCTCTAAGACAGCGGCTGATGTTGCAAGCACACCAGTTACCCCTGCTGGAGACGTAATCCGCAACCGTGGATACCTCTCAGTGTCTGACTTCGACAGCCAAGGCTCAACAAGCAGCTACAACGTCCCAGGTGCGGATGACTACAACCCAGACCTACCGATTGATTTCATCATCGCATCGTCTGAGGACCCAACTTCCTAGTAGCTAAGAGGGGCGGGCAGAGTGCCACGGGTGTCCTGCACTCTGGCCCTGCCCGCCTCAATTAGTTTTAGGAGTTAGATAAAGAGAGGCGACGTAATGAGCAATCTGTGGACAGACACCGAGGAGTTGGGTGTTTATGCGGATTCTGACTACGCCTACGACGCCGTAAAAACAGCTTCATATCTTTTGTGGGGAATGTCAGGACGAAAGTTCTCTGGTATCACAAGAGTTACAGAGCGTTATGTCTCAGCATACGACCCCTATCTACGAGCAGGAGCAGCTCGGCTTACCTACACGCCGCAACTTATTGATGGACAAGTCGAAAACGTCGCTTCTGGAGGGTTCGGTCGTTACTCGAACCACGACTTCCTCGGTGACGGTACGAACTCATCTACAAGAGTTCGCTTGCGTGGGCGCAAAGTTGTTGCTGTTCACACTCTTCGTGATAGCGACGGGAACATTATTGACCCGTCTACTTACTATTTAGCAGACCACTCAACAATCTACGGAACATCCAACGCCAACTGGAATGCTTCAAACGTAGAAGTTACCTACACTTATGGCTCTCCGCCACCAGAGGCTGGTAAAGCTGCCGCTCGTATTCTAGCCACTGAGCTAGTAAAACTTTTTGAAAATGATGACACCTGTGCTCTACCCCAGCGTGTCACTTCTGTAGTTCGTCAAGGTGTTACATACACAATCCTCGACAACCAAGACTTTGTTGACGAGCTTCGTACAGGCATCTACGCAGTTGACCTGTTTCTTAAGACAGCGAACCCAGATAAAGCTCGTGCCCGCGCTCGCGTATTTTCCCCTGATTCAAATAGGGCTCGTCGTATTCAAGGCCACAGCCCAATGTTTGAGCTAAGTGCATACGACTTGTATTTCAACGCAAATGGTGGAACAAACGTTTATTATCTCAGCGAGTTTGGTGGGGACTTCCTACAGAACGACTCTGCTTGGACCGTCTATGCAGTAGTAAATAACTACCTCAACACCGTTTCAAAGCAATATGAAACCGCTGCAGTTCTTGACAGAGTTGAAGGAACAATCAGACTTAGCCTTTCATACTCGGAGATTCTCTCCGTATTAGGCCCCCGTGACCCTGGCACAATTGACTTGTACGCAAGCAGGCCAAGTCTTGGTAACCCAGAGGTAGACGAGGTAATTAACCTCTTGACAGCAAATGTCATCTACCAACTTGGAGAACGAGTAACACCGATTGCGATTGTGTAAGAGACTAGAGAGGTAAATGACATGGGACTAGCAGACGTAAGGAACGTATCAGATGATGCCAAAAACTTGGCTGTCTTCCTCCAAGACGTTCTAGATAGGGTTGAGCAAACTTACAACTCGTACAACATGCCGCTTCCATCAAAGCGGTACTGGAACTTTGCTCCCCCAGCAGTGGACTGCGAACAGCTAGTTGTTTCTCTTATTCAGATGTATATCGGGGTTCCAGGTGATGAGGCAACAGAGCCTCGTCGTTGCCACGACCCACGAAGCGCAACACTCAACATCACTGTTTCTCGCGCAGTTCCTATTGTTGGGCCGAATGGTCAACCACCTAGTGCTCAGGCTATTGAAGATGCCGCAAAGGTTGCTGCCTACGACGCATGGATTTTGATGGAAAGTGTAAACAACTTCGACTCTTGGGCTGGAAACGGAGCTTTTGGTCTTGGTGTAATCGCAACTGTAGATGCTGAAGGTCCAGAAGGTGGCTTTCAAAATGTCCGCATGACTATCACTATGGCGGTGCCGTAATGGCTCGCAATGTCATAGTCAAGTTTCGAGAAAAAAGACTTGATTTTTATCTCAACAACCCAAACGGTGAGGTTGGACGCTACCTGAGTAAAAAAGGCTCTCTTATCAAGGCAGCCGCGAAAAGGCAGGTTGGTGTTCAAACTGGTGCACTTCGGTCATCAATTCACATGCGCCACTTCCGTGACCCCCGAGGGCAGTACATAAAGGTTGGCTCGCCTTTGCCATACGCAAGGGCGCACCATGAAGGAACTCGACCACACCTAATTAGACCAAATCGGGTTGGTGGAGTTCTGAGGTTCGAAACGAGAGGGCAAATTGTCTTCGCGCACTTGGTAAGACACCCAGGCACGAGACCAAATCGCTATCTCACAGACAACCTCAGATTGATAAAATAGCAACATGGTTGTTCTATAAAGAACAGTCAACGACACACAGATAAGGATGGAAACCCCATGACAAACCGATTCAAGGACTTTGGAAGCGGTGGAGCGGTCGATAAGACTCCTCTCTCTTTCAAGATTCACGATGAGGAATTCCAATGCCGCCCAACTATTCAGGGAAAGACCCTGCTTTCAATCGTCGCTAATTCGACGGGTGAAGACGGCGCTGGAGTAGCCAAGTCGATTACAGAATTCTTTAAGGCTTGCCTCGTAGAGGAGAGCTATGTTCGGTTTAATGCCCTTCTAGAAAATCCTGACAAGATTGTCACGGTCGAGACCCTCGGTGAAATCACCGCATGGCTCGTGGAGGAGTATTCAAGCCGCCCTACGCAGCAGCCAGAAGTCTCATCGAGTGGGCAGTAGACCTCTGGCCTTACGTTAACGGAAAAGGCTTGGTACATGGGATGAAGATTGCTGAGATGGAAGGTACGGAGATGTTGGATGTAATCCATTACTTCTTCGAAGATGACCTTCTCGTCTCTACAGCAGAGGAAGTCGAAGCAAAATCGACAGTCCGAACAACCATTTACGAAGACCTATACGGAGTACGGTTCAAATACAAACTCACTACTTCCAGCAAAAACTATAATGCTGGAGGAGGAAAGCTGCCAGACGAAGGGTTTTACGGAGAACAGGAAATCAATGAATTTGACCCTGACCCCGTAAAGAAAGTTACAAAACCCTACGTTCCTCCGACCGAGTTTAATCCCGACAGTCCAATGCCATTTGGAAGAACACTAGACGCCCCTTTGGGCTAAACGAAAGGAGGTGATGGCGCGTGGCAGTTGTAGGTGATGCTTATATTGTCGTCCGCGCCATCACCAACCGCGTTCGTGACGATATCCAAAAAGAGCTCAACGGTGTCTCTGGAGATGCCGATAGGGCTGGTAATGATGTCGGAAATAGCTTTTCTCGTGGATTTCAAAGAGCAACTTCTAGAGGGCTCTTTGATAGTAAATTTGCAAGAGAAGCTGAAACCGCACGAAAAACATTAAACAGACTTATTCAAACAGGTTTCTTCCTAGGGCCAGCAATTTCTGGTCTTGTGGGGGCAGTGGGCTCTTTGGGTGCTGGATTGGCGACCCTAACCACTATTGCAGGTGCTGCAGCGCCATCTCTTATTGCTCTTGGAGGTGCGTTTGCTGCATTAATTCAAGGAGCAGGTGTTCTTCGTCTTGCCTTTGGTGGAGTTGGAAACGCTATCTCAGCTGGCTCAAGAGCAACTGGTGGTGCAGCAAATAACACACGGCAGCTCGAAGCTGCACAAAAAAGATTATTAGAATCTAAAAAAGCACTAGATGAGTTTTACGAAGAAGCAGACCAAAGACGAATCGAGGCAACTCGAAGAAGTCAAGATGCTCAAGACAATCTTGCCGACGCAATCATTGGCGCTGAAAGAACTGAAAGAAGTTACTTTAGAGCTCAAAAAGCAGCTCGTGATGCTCTAGAAGATGTTACAAAAGCTCGTGAAGAAGCTCGTGAAGCCATCCAACAGCTTCGTTTCGAGCTTGAGGGCGGTGCTATCTCTGAAAAGAAGGCACGACTTGAGTTTGAGAAAGCTCGCGATGCTCTCCAGCGTGTTCAAGACCTTCCTCCAAACTCTCGTGCTCGTCAAGAAGCAGAGCTCGCATTTGCTGAAGCAGAGCTAAACCTTCGTAAAGCTATTGACCGCAACTCTGACCTAAAGAAAGAAGAAGCTGCTGCTACTAAGGCAGGAGTTGAAGGTTCTAAGCGAGTTCAAGATGCTATTTACGCAAGAGCTGAAGCTCTACAAGCAGAAGAAGATGCTTCTGTTGACCTTGCTCGTACCAACAGAGACCTTGCGAAGACTAGACAAGATACTGCTGCAGCAGAAGAGTTTGCTGCACCTGGCGGTGGATTAGACAAGCAGCTTCAAAAAGAGGAGCAAGCACTAAAAGATGCGATTAAGGAAGCAAAGAAGGACCTAAAAGACCTTGAAGATGGTGCTGGAGGCGGTCCAAATGCATTCCAACAGGCTCTAGCTAAGCTTTCACCTGAAGCTCAAGAGTTTGTCAAGTTTATTCTCAATGAGTTTAAGCCAGCAGTTGATGAACTTCGTGATGCTGCGGGTAAAGAGTTCTTCCCCAAGCTAATCACTGCCCTAACAACAATCAAAGATGACCTTTTCCCAACTCTAAAGCCTCTTATTCAAGAAACTGGAAGCGTACTAGGCGATATTGCAATTGATATTGCAAATGTAGTTACGGAAACAGACAATCTAGACAGACTTCAGAGAGTTTGGAAGACAAACGACGGTCTTCTAAAGAATCTAGGCAAAGCGGCAGGAAATCTTTACACGCTATTTCTCATTCTTCTTGACGCAGCCGAGCCAGTCATCAAACAGTTTGGTGAGTGGGTCGAACGACTTACTGGAACTTGGGCCTCCGATGCCGAAAAGAACTTCGAAGGTCTTCGTTCAACATTTGAAAAGTCTGGAGAAGTGGCAAGTCGAATCGGTGGACTCTTTAGGGACTACATCGAAGGATTTAAGAACATCGGAAAGGCTATTACAACTCCTGTTGAGGATGGTGTAAGTGCTTTCGAGCTTCTACTTGGCTATTTCGAAAAGGGTGCTGAAAAGTTTAGAGAGTTTACTGAAGCTGGTCTCAAAGACGGAAGCCTTGCTCAGTACTTCTTTGATGCTACAGAAAATGCCACCAAAGTTCTAGACCTAATTGTAAACATTGTTGCCGAGATTCTCAAACTTGGTGACGACGAGGGTGTAGGTACCTTTGTTGGCAAACTTAGCGAAGCAGTAGACATCTTTGGAGAGGTTGGTGCTGACCTAAACAACGCTGCTCCAGCTCTTGGAGACTTTGTTGTCAAGTTTGCAGAGCTCACCAGAAATCTCACTGGCTCTGGAGCAATCAATAACTTCTTCGCTGTTCTAAACACTGCACTAGATATTGTAAACAAGATTTTTGGCAACGAAACAGTCAAAAAAGTGTTTGCCTTTACATCTGGCGTATTCGCTGTTGTTCGTGGTTTTGGTCTGCTTCTTTCTGTAGGTAAGTTCCTCGGTAAAGCTCTTATCGGTAACTTCCTAAAATTAGGGTCAATCTTTAGCGGATTCTCTCGAAAAGACCCGTTCGGTATGTTGCGTAATAGCTCTGGTCTTACAAGAGCAGAGCTTAAAAAGCAAATGATTGTTGATAAGCAAAAAGAGTTTGCTATGAAGGGAATCTACCTTTCATCTCAACAAGCATCTCTAGGTCTTGGCAAAGTAACTAAAGCATCAAATATCACTAAGGGCTCACTTGCAGCAGGCGCTACCACTGCTCAAGTTACAGCAACAAAGATGAGTCTTCTCGGTAAAGCCAAGACGACTCTCGGCAACGGCTTCAAGGCTGTTGGCACTGGTCTCAAGGGATTCGGAGCTGGCATCAAGGCTGCTCTTGGTCCTATCGGTCTTATCTTCCTCGCCATCGAGCTTCTTATCCCGCTTATCGTCAAGCTCTGGCAAGAGAACGAAACATTCCGCAACGTCGTAATGAACGTGGTCAATGCTGTCAAGGGAGCATTTGAATCCATTATCAACGTCGTGATGGTTGTCTGGGAAGCCATCAAGCCAATCTTCGAGACAATCGGTAACGCAGTAAAGACCTACATCATTGCTTATGTAGAAGCCCTAAAGATTGCTTGGGATTTGATTATGACCGCTGTTCAAGCGGTTTGGGACTTCCTCAAGCCAATCTTTGAGCTCATTGGTAATGCTGTAAAAACTTACATAACTTTCTATGTCGATGCGCTAAAACTAGCTTGGGACCTTATTTCTACTGCCGTTCAAGCTGTCTGGGACTTCATCAGACCAATCTTTGAAAAGATTGGCGAAGGAATCAAGAACTCAATTACGAAGTTTGTTGACCTCCTAAAGACTGCTTGGGACGGAATTAAGACTGCTGTTTCGGCAGTGTGGGACTTTATTAAGCCAATTTTTGGGTTCATCGGTAATGGCATTAAGAATTCTATTACGTTCTATGTAAATGCATTGAAGACCGCATGGGACGCAATTAAGACTACGGTTAACACCGTATGGAACTTCGTCAAACCAATCTTTGAAAAAATTGGCGATGGTATTAGAGATGGCATTGGTGGTGCTGTAGATTTTGTTTCTGGTCTGTTTGACGGACTAAAGAGCACAGTTAAGACAATCTTTAATGCTATCGCTGGGTTCTGGAACAGTACTTTCGGAAAACTTAGCTTTAAAGTTCCAGGATGGGTTCCAGGAATTGGTGGCAATGGATTTGACGTTCCCGACATCCCAACCCTAGCAAAGGGTGGTGTGATTCCAGCAAGCCTTGGTGGAACACTCGCGCTTCTTGCTGAAGCAGGTCGTCCAGAGCGTGTTGAACCTCTTGACCCAGACGGCTTGTCCCGTCGTGACAAGGCCATGATTGACTACATGTCTGGTGGTATGAGGGGCGGAGTAACAGTGAATGTTTATCCATCGCCTGGAATGGATGAACGAGAGCTAGCGCAGAAAGTTTCTAGAGAACTTGCTTACATGATGAAGAGGGGTGCTGCGTAATGGCTTTCTCGCAAGCAGAAGAAAATTACTATGTAGACCGTGGTTTAAGTTCCCTCGAACCAAATCAGATTACAAAGCTTAAGCTCCAAGCCAACATCATTCTTGGAGACTTCATTTTCAACACCATTGATGAGAACGGTGTTACTTGGGTAGTAACAGATATTGAAGGCTGGTGGAGACACCCAGAGCCTGAGGTTCCAGATATCCCTCGCGGGTGGGGAGATGGTTCCTACGACGTTAAGGGTCGATATATGGCCCGACTCTTCACTCTTCAAGGTGTATTCCTTACTCCAGACCCATCGCTGGTTGAAGCGGCAAGAAACAAACTTATTGCTGCATCAGACCTTGTTTATAAGGGTGTTTGGCTTAAGACTGGTAGTAACCCGATTCGTGCTTCTTTTGTTCGTCTTGCTGGTGCACCAGAATTCAACACAATAAACGCTAGAGGCAGAACAGAGTTCACTATCCCTCTACGAGCAGCTGACCCAATCAAGTATGAATGGAACGACCAAGACCCAGAGGGTTACGAAAAGGTAGAGCTCCCAGCAAAGAACACACCTGCTGGATTCAGCGGTTCCGCTTCTGTTTTTAACAATGGAAATTACCCTGTTCCTTGCTATCTAGAAGTTCTTGGAACCCTAGGCTCTCCAGCAACTATCTACAACAGAACAACAGACCAACTGATTATCATCACTCAGGGGCTTCGTGGTAGTAGCTCTGCTTCTATCGTAAATAAAAAGTTGTCCTTTGACACCGAATCTTTAAAGGACGTTGTAACCCTTACAAGCGTTACATCTCATGATTTTAGAGTAGGAAACATTATTGATGTGTCTGGGGCTGGTGAAGAGTTTGATGGTGAACATGTCATCACTTCTATTCCATCTGCAACCACGTTTACCTACGAAACACTCGTTGCTGAGATTAAGCCAGTAGCTTCTAAAAAACTAGAAAACAGCGTAGCAACGCTACAGACATCAGACGTACATGGGTTTAGTGCTGGGCAGGAAGTAACTATTAAAAGTGTTGATGGCGTATTCGATGGGGACTACACAATTCTCTCCACGCCCACATCAACTTCGTTTACATACTCAAAAACTCGTATCCCACCTGTATCTATTATTTCAAAAGTACTTGTTTCTAACATTGCCACTCTAACTACTTCAAGCCCTCACCAATTTTTAGTTGGTGAAACCGTCACTATTTCAAACGTTGATGTCAACTTCAACGGTTCATATGTAATCACTGCAATTCCAGACTCAAATCAATTCAGCTACGCGGCAACAAGAACTAATGCCCGTGCTGTAATTAACAAGCAGATGTCTAATGATGTTGTTACGCTGACAACAACAGCGCCTCATGGGTTTGTTGTCGGGGAAATTGTCAACATCACTGCCGTTGACTTGTCTTTGAACGGTGGCTACCAAGTTAGTTCTACCCCAAGCCCAACAACATTCACTTATTTACGCCCTCGCGGGACACAAAAGACAGTAAGCGTTAAGGCTAGAACAGGAAACGTGGCAACTCTAACTACCACTTCCCCACACGGCTTTGTGGTAGGCGAAAAAGTCACAATCTCAAACGTTGATTCAAGCTTTAATGGCACCTTCACGATTACATCTCTACCGAGCAATAGCACTTTTACATACTCAAACGCTGGCTCCGACCTCGTTTCCACTGTAGTAAATAATGGAACAGTAAGCGCAAAGAGCAGAGTAGTTGGCTCTTACTCGATTACTGGAAACGTTGTTACTGTTACTACGCCTAATGCTCATGGAGTCATCTTTGGTGAGTCTGTAACTATTTCTGGCATCCCAGCAATCAACGGGACATATGAAGTTATTGGAATCCCAACCACCAACACCTTCACGTTCTCGAAGACAGAATCCAATACCCCGTCTACAGATGTAACAAACGCTTTTGTAGAAATGTCTGGAACAATTGCTTCTTCTGCAGTAGTTCCCGATGGAACAGCAACTGTTGGTGGAAGTCTTCCTCTTGCCTCTTCTTCTGGAACAGCAAGTGTTTCAGACAGCATCGCTGAAACACCTGCTGGTGGTTACGCAATTAAGAAAAATGACGTACAGTTCACTCCAGGTTTAACTGGAGCTAATGCGTTCCTAAGCCCAGAAATTCTAGAGATTGACACAAAGAACCGAGAGGTCTTCTACAACGGAGAAATTGAAGGTGCTAGGGGTCGTATTGATGTGTTGGCTGACTTCATTCAGTTGGAGCCTGGCGAAAACATCATTGAGTTTGAAGACCAAGGTGTATCAGACGGACAAGCAAACCTAAGGATTTTGTACAGGTCTGGTTGGATTGGTTAACGAAAAAGAGACAGGACGAGAAAGATGCCAATAGAAGAGACAGTTGAGTACAGATACTTCCTAACGGACTTACTCAGCAACGACATTATTTCAGAAGTCCCCTTCAAAGGGGTGAGCTTCGAAAGAGCCAACCGCCGTGCTGGTGCTTTTTCTGGAGAGATTCCTTTTGTTGAGGCAACAAAAGGGCTAGACCTTTATGAAGCAACCATGCCTGGTCGTACTGGTGTTTACGTTATGCGTAACGGGGTGTGCGTGTGGGGCGGAATTATCTGGTCTCGCGAATACAGCGTGAAAGACCGAACTCTCTCCGTTGAAGGTGCAGAGTTTATGAGCTACTTCTACCACCGAACAATTTGGCAGACAATTCAGTATGGCTCTGATTTTATTGGTATTTACGCATACAACACTACAAACGGCGTTGGAACAATAACTACAGAATTTCCCCACGGCTTTAGAGTTGGTCAGGTGGTTCGTGTTACATTCACAAACCCCACTGTGGATGGAACCCACACAATCATTGGAATTCCTTCAGCAAACAGCTTTCAGTTCACAACAACATCTGCAAACTCAAACGGCCTCAGCACTTCTGGAGCTGTAAGAAGTTTGGTTGACACATACGACTTTGCTAGAGACCTTATCTTTAGGGCATCCACTGACCTAGCTGGTCTTAACTTTGCTAACGAAGTAATCAAACCAGCAAAAGAGCTTCAAGTAGCTATTGTGTCTAAGCAGCGCTCTTCAAACATTGTGACTCTTACTACCTCAGAAGACCATGGAGTAATTCCAGGCCAAGAAATCGAAGTTGTTGAGGTTGACCCGAGACTTGACGGCTTTTATGAAGCAATCGAAGTACCAGACAAAAGAACTATTAGGTATGAACTAGCTGGTCCAGACATTGCAAGGTCATCTCTGGCTGGAATCAGAACAATTAACGTTTTGGGCAAACAACTTTTCAACAACGTAGCAACTTTAACTCTTGAAACAGCCCACGGAGCATCTGTCGGTCAAACCGTCATTGTTCAAGGGGTAGACGCATTCTTTACTGGTCGTTTGGATACAACTTTTAACGGACGATTCACTATTAGCGGTGTCCCTAGTGCAAACAGCTTTACTTTCTCTTCTGGTGGGATTCTCAATGTTGGACCAGAGGGAGTCGCTGGTGGAGTTGCCACTTTTGGGTCAAAAGTTGTTTATGGAGATTACGGAAGCTACTCAGCAAACGGAGACATTGGAATAGCTTTTGAGAATCTAGAAAAAAGCGGGTTCTACCAAGACACCCAAGTCATTAGAGGTTTCGAGCAAAAAACCGTTGGTGAAATTCTTGAAGAGTATTCAAACACTGTAGATGGTGGCTTTGAGTACCGCATTGACTGCGACTACGACTATGACACGGCTTCATTTAGCAGAACATTCAAACTATTCCAGATAGAACTGGCTGAGCCACCCCCACCCGGCGAACTTTACCCAGTCTCTGCTTTGGGTGCTGACCAGTACGTCTTTGAGTTTCCTGGCAACATTATTGACTTCACTGTTTCAGAAAATGCAGAAGACGCAGCAACACGGTTCTGGACAGTGGGAAGAATTGAAGACATGACTGATGATGCAAGTCAGCCATATGCTGGAGCCGCTGAAAGAACTCAGCTAAACAACGAGAATGGTAGAAGCTGGCCTCTTCTTGACCAAGTAGAACAGCTAGACGGTATCGAAGACGAGTTGTCTCTCTATGACTACTCTAAAGACTTTCTTTACGAGTCAAGGCCACCAATCGGTGAGTTCAGCATTACTGTCAACGGCTCTATTGCTCCAGTTATAGGAAGCTATTTTCCAGGAGACTGGTGCTCTTTGATTCTCGATGATGACTTTGTTCGACAACGACTAGCTAACGACCAAGAACCACGAGATGACGTTATTGTTAGAAAGATTTCATCATTTACGGTGAATGTTCCTGACTCACCGACTTACCCAGAGGAAGTGGAACTTATTCTTATTCCAGATTGGAAGGTAGACCAACGTGGCGACTAGACGAATGGCAAGTAGACGGAATTTCACTGGCACCGTCTCACAACTTCAAAGAAGGCTTCGTTACCTTGAGGGAAGGCCCTCTCCATCAAAGCTGGGGAATTACTCCGTTCCAAGAACGGCTATTCAACCAAAAGCAATAGCCACAGACCAGATTGCCGCTGCGGCGGTCACGAACGACCAAGTTGCTGCTGACGCAATTGCTCTTGCCAACATGCAAGCAAACTCCGTTGGCTCTAGTCAGATTATTGCTGGTTCTGTCACAAACTCAGAGTTGGGGGATAACTCTGTAACAAGCGACAAAATTGCAGGAGGCTCTGTTGGAAGTTCTGAGCTAGCCGATTCTGCAGTAGGAACAAATCAAATTCAAGATAACGCTGTGACAGAAGCAAAGCTTGCAACAGACTCCGTTACTGAAGACAAGATTGCTGCTGACTCAGTTGGGACATCAGAGCTTCAAGACCTTGCTGTTGAAGAAGCCAACATTGCCAGCAGCGCGGTGACAGAAGACAAAATTGCTAGCAGTGCTGTAACCACCAGCAAAATAGAAAACGAGGCGGTTACAAAAGACAAAATTGATAACGGAGCTGTGACTAACGAAAAGCTTGCTTCAAACGCTGTCAGCACAGACAAAATTCAAAACGGAAACGTTACCGACGCAAAAATTGATAAGGTCAGCTCTTCAAAACTAGACGGTCTTGTTCAGGCTTCTCAAATTGCCAACCTTGGCGCTGGAAAGATTACTTCTGGAACTTTTGATGTAGCCAGAATTCCAGACCTGAGCGCAGACAAAATCACATCAGGTACTCTTGCTGCTGCTCGAATCCCTGGACTTGCAGCTTCAAAAATTACATCTGGAACTTTTGATGATGCTCGAATCCCTGGTCTTCCAGCATCAAAAATCACTTCTGGAACTTTTGGTACAGCCAGAATTGCTGATAGTGCAATTACTAGCGCAAAAATAGCTGACAGAACAGTTACTGGTACAGATATTGCTAGTGACACCGTAACCTCAGGAAACACCACCAGCGAAAGATTTATTGTTGGAAGTGGTTTGCAGGCTATTGGTACTTATCTTTTTGATGGCTATGGAAGAGGTGGAGGTCAGCTCTTTTATATCGCGGCAAATGTTGGAACAGACGGAAACAGCTTGGCAAAAGGAAACCACACTCACGGCGGTACCTCGTCTCTTAGATATAAAAAAGATATCTCCGACTATCAACTTGACGACCCCAAAAGAATCCTGCAGCTAAAACTAAAGAAATTCAAATACAAAGCAAAAAACAGAGACATGCAGGAAGAGTGGAACCGCGACTACCTTCACGGGTATATCGCTGAGGATGTGCAAGAATTAGGTGTAGAAGAGATTCTTACCTACAACCACCACGGGGAAGTAGAAACCGTCAGATACGACATGCTGGGGGTCCTACTACTGGAGCTCGTCAAGGAACAGCAATCTGAGATAGACTCTCTCAGAGAAGAAGTGAAGCAGATTAGAGGGATATAATGATAACTTTTGAAGCTTTATACGAAGCACCATCAACTAAGCCCACTCTTGCTAAGGTCATTTCTTTGGGTGGAGAAGAGTATAAACAGAGAATGATGTTTAGCTCGTATGACGAAGAGGAAATGGATACAATTCCGACCTCTGTCATACTCCAACATTTGGATAACTTAGTAAGTTACATGCAGAATGTATCTTTAGGACTTAGAGTAGTTGGATTGGCTGAGCCAAAACCAGAAGATGCAGAATACATCGTTGGAATCAACGATTTGTGGTGGGCCAAGGACGAGGCTAGGTCTTGGTGGGTATATGCTCGCAGCTCACGAGAGCCAGAGGATTTATAACATGTACGAA